ACAAAAATAAGTTTAAGTTCAATATTTAATACATTAACAAATGCCAAAGAAAAAATTAGAAAAGAAAGCAAAGAAGAGTATAAAAAGTACAAAAGCTAAAGGACTCGGAGATACAGTCGAAAAGATATTTGAAAAAACAGGTATTGCAAAAGTAGCTAAGTTTATACTTGGAGAAGACTGTGGGTGTGAAGAGCGCAAGGAAAAACTAAACAAATTATTTCCATATAAAAAACCAGAATGTTTAACAGAAGATGAGTTTAAGTATTTAGACAAGTATTTTACTGACGCAAAATCTACTGTACATCCAAAAACACAAGAAAAACTACTTAAAATAGGAAATAGAATATTTCATCAAAAAATGTCAATGACCAGTTGTACATCTTGTTTTAAGAAAAATTTACATGACCAATTATACAAGGTTTATAAAGAATATAATAATGACTGAAAACAAAGGACTAATAAGAAACAGAAATAGAGTAAAACAAGTTATTGATTTTACAGGTATTCAAAATGGAAAACTACATCCATCAGATATTGATGCAGTATTAGAGTTTGATAATGAAGTTTTAATACTTATAGAGGTTAAATATAAATTTAATAAGATACCAACAGGACAAAGGTTATTACTTGAGCGTATATGCGATTCTTGGCATACTGATAAATGTGTTGTTTTAAAAGTAGAGCATGATTTTGATAATGATGAATTGAATATACCCCTAGAAAAATGTAGAGTTTCTGGTATATATTATGATAAAGTATGGAAATATTATAAGGAAACTAAAGACTTTAAGAAGTTTATAAATAAAATGGGAGAAAAGTGGGATTGCAAAAAATGTAAATTCTAAAGTACATTATAGATTATATCTGTTATTTATATATGCCATTATTAAGACCAAAAAAATACGAAGAGAAAGCAAGTTTTTTAGCAAGGTTTATGAACAATGCTAAAATGATATTAGAGTACCCAGACATTAAACAACGCTATGCAGTTGGATTAGATGTTTGGAAAAAGAATTCTATGTAATACTTGTTTATATCGTTTCTTTTATTAACTTTGTGTTGAAAACAAAGAGATATGAGAACAATATTTTACACATTACTTTTATGTACATTTTTAAGTTGCAGTAATAATTGTGACTTAACCACATACCCCTCAGCTCCTTATAACGAACCTTACTATGTAGAATACGAAAACACTTCTGTTAAGTATATTTACCTATGTAGAGACGGTTATAATAATGAGGTTATTACATATTATATGGAAAGTGGATGTTGGGAATCTTATACATCTTTTCAATATAATTTAAATTGTAATTAATATGAAAGAACCAATTATCACACTAGACAATGAAATGCATGACAGAAATGAATTAACTCAAAAAGCAATAGAAGACAGTTTCTATTATGGCTACTTAGCTAAAGCTTGTTTATCGAGTAGTGCAATAAGTCAACTACTTAAATCTCCTTTAGAATACTTAAATCAAATAAACCTACCTAATGAATCAGATGCTTTGGCACAAGGTTATTTATTTCATGCAAGTATATTAGAAGAGGATAAATTTAATGAGTGTTTGTTTTTAGACGTTAAGACAAAAGCAAATAAAGAATATAAATTAGCTAAAGCTGAAAGGTGGGATGTGTTTACTATTAAAGACAGAGATGTGGCTTTAAAAATGAGAGATAGATTTTATAATTGTGATGAGGCAAAAGAACTTATAGAAAACAGTAAGTTTGAAGTGCCTATGGTAAACAATTTAATGGATTATCCATTTAGAGGTAAGGCAGACATTTTAGGAGAACACTTAATAGATTTAAAAAGCACTGCACAATTAAACAAGTCGTTTTACAACAAAAATGGAGAACTTATAGAATACAATAGTTTTAAGGGTAGTGCTAATAAATTTAATTATGACAGTCAATGTTATATTTATTGCAATCTATTTAATAAAAGTTACAAGGATTTTAAGTATATTGTAATTGATAAATCTCCTACAAATGAAATAGGTATATTTGATGTAAGCGAAGAGTTTTATTATAGTGGAGAGCAAAAAGTTGAATATGCAATAAAAGTATATGAAAACTATATAAAGAATGAATACGACCTTGAAAATTATATTGTAAAAGCAACATTGTAAATGCCAACAGAATACTTAGATTACTTAGATTGTTATGAAGATACTCTAATGTGTTTAAAAAAAAGAGTAATAACAGAAAAAGAAATACCTTTGCTTATAGAACAATACGAGATTGAAGAGCATTACGAATGTTGTGGTGCAATATTACACGCTTTAGAAGATTACATAACTCAAAAAAATTATTTACCATAATGATAACACAAAAAGAAATAGCAGACGAATTAATTAAATTATCTAAAGTAGATGTATTTACAATAACAAGAAAAAGAGAAAATGTTGAGGTAAGGTCTTTATTAAATCATGTACTATACAACTATAAAAAAATGCCATTAAGTAAGATAACTAAGTTTTATAATAATAATGGTTGGAATATAAATCATGCAACTATTATACATTCTCTTAGAACATTTGATTTGCATAAAAAGTATAATCCTAGTTTATTAATTTGGTTAGAACACATAGTTGACAATATAAATAAAATGGATAACTTTATTAAAAGAGAATATATTAGAACTAAAATAAATAGTTTGAATAATAAAGACATTGATGAATTAACAATGGTTATTAGTAATATGCCAGAGAGAGAACTACAATTAAAAAAAAAGAAATACATTACAAGAAAATATGAAAAACAATTATAGAAAGCAATTACAAAAGGAAGCACCAAACCTTTACAAGAGTTATGAAAAGATTGTTGAAGAGCAGTTTGAATTATTTGCCAAAAAGCAATTAGATTATGGCATAGGTAATATAAGCACAGGTGCAAACCTAGAAACTAAAGAAGGCAAAGATTTTGCTTTACATGGTTTATGGTTTAGGATGAATGACAAAATAAGTAGATGGAAAAACTTAATCATTAAGAATCGCAAGGGTAATAATGAAACATTAAAAGATACATATCAGGACTTAGGCAATTACTCTATTATATGCCAATTAATAAACAGGGGTTTATGGAAGGAATAGAAGACGAACAAAAAAAGAAAGACGGAAGAGCTAACAACGGTGCTTTAAAGTATATATCTAGAGGACAAGGAAGACCACCAAAGGCGAGGGAAAAGAAGTTAGGCAACTATGCTTTAGGTGCTATGAAAAAAGTATTTGGCAGTGAAGAGAAAGCTTGGCTCGAACTAGCTAAGCAATCTAAAGATAGCTTTCCACACATGAGATTACTTTGGGAATACAAGTATGGCAAACCAAAAGAATTAAAAGAACTTAATGTTAAAACAGAAGTTAACATACCAATCATTAACTTTGCTGATAAAGAAAAAACTATTGACATTGAATCAGAAGAAATAAAAGATGAAGAAACTAAACCTGAATGAAAAGTACCAGGCTCTATTTAATTCTAAAAGTCGTTACTTTGTAATAACTGGTGGAAGGGGAAGCGGTAAATCATTTGCCACAAATACATTCTTAGTATTACTTACATACGAAAAAGGACACAGGATATTATTTACTCGTTATACAATGACTTCAGCGGGTATGTCTATTATCCCTGAGTTTATAGAGAAGCTTGAATTGATGGGTGTATTAGATCAGTTCACTGTAAACAAGACAGAGATCATAAACAATTTAACAGGCAGTTCAATATACTTTAGCGGGATCAGAACTTCAAGTGGAGATCAAACCGCAAAGCTTAAATCTATTCAGGGTGTAAGTTCATTTGTGTTAGACTAAGCAGAGGAATTAACAGACGAAGAGAGTTTTGATAAGATTGACTTTAGTATTAGGGCAAAGAATGTAAAGAATAGATGTATATTAATTCTAAACCCTACAACAAAAGAGAATTGGATATACCAAAGGTTCTTTCAGAATAGAGGAGTTCCTGATGGATTTAATGGCACAAAAGAAAACATTACTTATATACATACTACATACTTAGATAACTTAGACCACTTGTCAGAATCCTTTGTGAATCAAATAGAGGATATGAAAGTAAGAAGACCAGAAAAATACAATCATCAAATACTTGGAGGTTGGTTAAAAAGAGCAGAAGGAGTTATATTTACTGATTGGAATATAGGTAAATTTAATAATGAATTAGATTCAATATTTGGCATGGATGTAGGATTTTCAGTTGATGAGTCTGTTTTAGTTGAGGTTGCTATTGATAAGAAAAGAAAAATCATTTGGTTAAAAGAACATTACTATAAGGCGGGACTAAGTACAACTCAGCTTTATGAATTGAATAGAAGATATGCAGGAAACGGACTAACTGTAATGGATAATTCTGAGCCTCGTCTTTTATCTGAACTGAAATCTAAAGGAATTAATTTAATACCAACAGTGAAAAGAAAAGGAAGTATTCTAGCGGGAATTTCATTAATGCAAGACCATCAAATAATTATAGATAATGATTCGGTAAATTTAATTCGTGAATTTAATAATTACACTTGGAAACTAAATGGTGCAATTCCTATTGACAAATTTAATCATGGAATTGATGCTTCAAGATATGCAATTCAGTACTTACTTACTAGGTCTGTACCTCATGGCAATTACTTTATTAGATAATTTTTTTTATATTTATTAGGTCAGTTGGAAATAATTAACTAAGTTTGTGTATAACTAATAAAGAAAACAATGAAAGCACTACTTAACAAAACAATTAAAACTGCAATAGTATTAACCTATTGTATAATGACATCATCCTTATTGTATCTTGTTGTTACGTTTAACGACAATCTATTTAACAACGGAACATTAGGAATTCAAACCTTATTTCTTTGCCTATCCTTAACTGTTGTGGTTGGTTTAGTTTTAGATACTTATAAAAACAATAAGTAATGACAGTAAAAGAACTACAAAAACAAATTGCCAATATGCAAAAGAGATTAGATTGGCAAGATTACTACATCGACTATGTAAGAACCGCAGACGATGAATTGCATGATGCCTCAATGTGCCATGCAATGTATTTAACTAACTCAACTAAAACTTATGAATTATGACACAAAAAGAAAAGATAAAAGATTTAGAACATAAATTGGCTATGGCAAAAAAGCATACTTATATACATGATACTCATACAATGTGGTGTGATAATGGAGAATTTCATGTAGGTTTTAATAATGATAGATGGTTAGTTTGGAACACTGATGATTTATTTAAAGATTTGGGTTCTATAGTTTGCATGGTAACAAAAGAAAATACTGAAATGCAAAAATGGTATTTAGATAATATAAAAGAATCATTAAAAGAAATTAACACTAAATAAAATAATTATGATAGAAAGCGAAACATTTGAATATTACAGAATACAACAAAAGGTAAAAGCAATTAAGAATTCAGTAGAGATTTTAATTCAACATGGGTTTACAGTTGTAGATTTAGAAGGCAAGATATTACGAAAGAACGAAACAGGACAAATAGAATGAGAAA